TCTTTCGAACCCACTTTTTTTTACTATATCTATATAATCTATTCCCAAAATACTTTATTTTATAAAAATAAATATCTATAATTGTAATAAAATTGTAGATGGCAAAATTATATTTTAGGTACTCAACGATGGGTGCTGGAAAATCATTAGACTTATTGAAAACTGCGTATAACTATGATGAGAGAGAAAAAAATGTAATTCTTTTCACATCTAGTTTAGATAATAGACACGGAACTAAAAAAGTTGCATCACGTGTAGGTATAAGTAGAGAAGCCAATGTTTTTGATGAGACTACTAACATATTCCAATTTGTGGTAGAGAACTGTTATGGTTGTGATTGTGTGTTAGTAGACGAGGCACAATTCTTAACTAAAGATCAAGTTTGGCAATTGACTAAGATTGTCGATGAATTAGATTGTGATGTAATATCATACGGTTTAAGATCAGACTTTAAAGCAGAACCGTTTGAAGGATCAATTTATTTAATGACTTGGTCGGATGAGATAGAAGAGTTAAAAACTGTATGTAAATATGGGGATAAAGCCTCTATGAATATGAGACTTAATAATGATACGCCAGTTTTTGATGGTAACAAAGTTATGATAGGTGGTAATGATTCTTACCTACCTGTCTGTAGAACACACTATAAAAAAATGAAAGAAAAATATGGAAATTCTTAACACACACCCGATTAAAAAATCCGACTTAGGATTTCATGGGAACCTATTCGGGGGAAAATTATTGGCTTGGATAGATGCCTCTGCCGCAGGATATGCAATGCAATTATGTGATACACCTAGAATGGTGACAGTAAGTATTGATCAATGTAATTTTGAACGTCCAGCCAAAGAAAGTCAGTTACTTAAGATATATGCAAAACCCACTAAAGTAGGTACAACATCTATGACTTTATATATGGAAGCCAGAGCACATAACGTTTATACAGGAAAACAAGATTTAGTTCTTAAGACAAACATAACCTTTGTTCAAATAGATGAAGGAGGTAACCCAATACCTTTAGGTGAGAAGGCTAAAAGGAGAATTGAGGATATTACTGTTAAAAGTAATTAACATTTATTAAACATATTTTTTCAAATAACTTTGTTTTTTAGGAAAAAAAACTTTATATTTGTCTAAAAATAATAATAGTAGGTATGGAGGAAATTAATAGTAGTAGTCTTTCTCAGTTAAAATTTTATAACGAACATAAGAATTTGGCTTATGGAACTGTAAAAAAATACGTTAAAGATAGTTTTGATATTGACGATATAGTTCAAAAAGGGTTTATGAAAATATTCTCCCACCCAGAATATTTAAATAATACAAAAAATTTAAAGGGGTATCTTCATGTTATTTTTAAAAACACATCAATAGATTTTCTAAGAAAGGTAAAATATAATGTTGAGTATGATGATGTTTTGACTGCGGAAGTAATTGACGATGTAGGATATAAAGAAGAAATGTTGTTAGATATAGAAATTGAGATGAGTAAACTTAGTCCTATGTATAGTTTGGTATTTAAATGTTATCACATAGAAAATATGTCACATAAGGATATTGCTAAAAAATTAGGTATTTGTGAAGGGACATCTAAATCTAATTTACATAAAGCAACTAAGAACATACAAAAAAAATTAAAAAATAGAATATATGAATAAAACACTTTTATTAGTTATTGGATTAACTTTAGGTGCGTGTGCATCAACAAAAAAAACTGATTGTGATGCCTATGGGTATAATAGTAGAACCTATGCAGACACAACAATTATTTGGGAAGATAGTAGAGTTTCATATATAGGGGTATCATCTCCAAGTGGATTAACTATACCTAAAATACCTGTACATGACTCTAAACAATTACATTTAAATGATTTAGAAAATGGTACATATACCATCACATTCAAATCAGAAAATGATATACTTTTTACAAAAACATTTACGGTAAACAATTAATATGATAGATAAAATTATAGAATGGTATCCTGAAGAAGATATTCTTAAGGCAGATGGGTTTGATGAGGCAATCATAGGTGTAGAAGATAGTTTAGGTAATCCTAGATTAATTTATTCTGTATCTAAATGTATTCAAATATTATGTAAAGATATGAACGAAGAAGAGGCAGTAGAATTCTTTGACTTCAACGTTAGAGGTAGTTATGTTGGAGATAAAACTCCAATATGGTGTGTAGATGATCTTTAAATAATGTGAATCTATAATATAGTCATCACATTATTTAAGTTTATGATATTTATAATATAATAATAAACAACTAAAAAAACTATTATGAGTAAAGAACAAATTTTGGGACTTATTAGACACATCTTAACTTCTGTTGGTGGTGCAGTAATTATGTTAGGTTATTTTGATGAGACATTGGTTACTGAAGTAACAGGTGGATTGATGACTGCGATTGGTTTCGTATGGTCAGTTATAGACAAATACAAAGTGTCTTAAGAATAAAAAAATATTATTTTTTAAATCCATATAGTTTCTATGTGGATTTTTTTTATTTAAAAATTTGTCTTTTTAAAAATAAAACACTATCTTTGTACTCTAAATAGTTTATATGAGATATTTTAAAATTTTAATGATGTGGATTGGGTTTATCGTAATCACATCATTATACGGTGAGTACATCGTAAGTAGAGAAGTAAATGGGTTTATCCAACTCTTAGGTTTTGGATTGTTGGTTATTACCCTTATATTTTTAGGAGACAAAACAGTTAATGTATTATTAAAAAACAAAAAAGAAGAAAAATGATTGGAATTAGTATTTTTATTTTAGGGTTAGTATTTGCAGGATTTACTGCATATAAAACAAAGAGTCAAATGATTGGTGGGCAATGGAATGAGTTCCAACTTAAATGGTTATTTAAACCAATAGGTATTTTATTACTGTCTATTATCATTTCAATAGTACAACCTTTTACTATTGAGAGGATTGATACTGGGTACAAAGGTTTAAAGATAAACCTAACTGGTGGACAAAGAGGTGTATCTGACTATCAGTATAAAACTGGATGGGTAATGTATAACTCTTGGACTGAACAAGTTAAAGAATTCCCACTATACCAACAACACATCGAATATGACGAACAAACTGTTATCACAAAAGGTGGGTTTGCAGCAACAATTAAACCATCCTTTAACTATTCTTTGAGAGAAGATGCTATTGGTGATATGTTTGTTAATCTGAGATTGGATACCAAAGCGGTTGAACAAGGTTGGTTGAAAAATGCAATTGTATCTTCAGTTAATGATGTTGCAAACAGATGGGAAGTAGATGCAATTTTTAATCAGAGAGAACAGTTTGAGGCGGCTATTGTGGTGGAGTGTAATAAGAGAGTGTCTCAATGGTTTGAGGTGTCTCAATTAAGAACTAACATTATCCCACCTACATCTTTACAACAGGCTATTGAAGGTAAAACTAAGGCAGTACAAGAGGCTCAAGCGGCAGAACAAAGAACATTGGTTGCTAGGGCAGAAGCACAAGAAAAGATGGCAATTGCGAGAGGTGACTCCGCAAAAACTATCATCAACGCAAACGCCGCAGCATTGGCAATGAAGATTAAACAAAAAGAATTAACACCTCTTTATGTTGAATTTATTAAAGCCTCTGCTTGGAATGGTGCACTACCTACCACTATGGCTGGTGGATCAGGTACTTTCTTAAACATTAAGAATTAAAAGATAAAATACCTCATATAAACTTAATTAAATCCATACGAAAGTGTGGATTTTTTATTTTTATGTAGTATTTATAAGTATTGACTTATTATATATGGAAAATTTAAATGAAGAACTAGAAAGAATCAAAAAATTAATGTTATTTGAGTCTTCTGAAGTTAAAGATGATACTGAAACAGATACTAAGGAAACTGAAGACAATAGTAACTATGTGGATCCTGGCGATAAAAATTTTATGGTTTATGGTGACACTACCATAAAAGTTTTTGGTGGTTGGTTAAAAGATAATAATAATAGAGTAGGGTGTGTTAAAGTTGAAAAACCTCTTTATTTGGGTGGGGGATCTTTTGCACAGGGTATAAAAAAATTAGTCCAAAGAATAAAAGGTAATGTGGTTGCAGAACCATCTAATGCGATTAGTTTATATGATGAAATTAAATTGTCTAAGGAAGAGAAAGATAATTTAGTAAAAAAATGGGAATCTAATAAGGTTTATAGTAAAGAACAGTCAGGGGCAGTAATAAAAATAGGTAGAACAGACGAATTAGTAAAATTCTGTAAAAAAGAATGGAAATGATGATAATTTGTAGAGATTATGAAAGATACAATTAAGAAAATATTAAAGGAAACTGTAGATAATAAGAAGGATAAGTTTGAAAGGTATATAATAAAAACTCTAAAGAGAGAAGGATTCAAACCATCATCTACATATCATAGTGTTATAAAATTTATTACTGATACATTCGGTATTAGCGGTATGGAGGCTTTTGAGTTATACCAACTGTTCTTAGATAATTACGGTGTAACTGACGAACTTATTGATTTGGTTCGTAAAGATGTAACCAATAAAAAAGTAAGAACTTCCAATACTGAGGGTAGGCAATTAGTTAGTAATAGGATACCATTTAAAGGAAGTAACACTCATGCGGAATACCTTAAATCGGGAAATGTTTATGTGGTTTATTCATACAATTGGTATCCAATATTTGTCTATAAAAACGGACAATGGTTTGAAAATGAAAATAGATATTCTATGGCGACTGCAAAACAAATGAGTCAATTAAGACCACATAATCAAGGGGAAATTATAAAGGCATCTAAGTCTAAATTAGAAAAAATAATTTATAGTTAATATATGGGTAACTTAAATGAAGAAATAAGTCGTATTAAATCCATTATGGGGGTGATTGGTGAATCTGAAAAGTTCGCAATGAGTGATACGTTCAAAAAACTAAAGAAGACTATTGAAGTATTAAAAGAAAAAGATAAAGTTTTAATATTATCATGTTCTAATAGATATCAGTTCGATCCTAAAAATATTGATATACCTAAATCTAAGTTGTTGGCGATGTATATACAAGAACAGTTGGGTGATAAGTCAACATTCATTGATGTGACAGAACTAAAGATATTACCTTGTGAAGGTAATGTTTCCAGATCGGAAGGTAACTCTTGTGGGTTACTTAAGGCATTGTTAAAGGATGATACTAAAAATCCATCAGGACATCACAGATGTTGGGTTAATATTAATGAACCTTCAGATGAACTTTGGAAAATTAGTAAGGAGTTATTTGAATCCGATGTGGTTTTATTCTTTTCATCAGTTAGGTGGGGACAAACAAATATGTATTATCAGAACTTAATCGAAAGATTAACTTGGATACAAAACAGACACACAACTTTAGGTGAGTCTAATATAATTAAAGACATTGAATCTGGTTATATCTGTGTTGGACAAAACTGGAATGGTTCTAACGTAGTTGAAACACAAAAAGGTGTTCATGATTACTATGGTTTTAAATTAAATGAAGATTTATATTGGAATTGGCAATACACAGAAAATCCCAATGATGAAACACAAAAATCTTATAAGGCATCTCATAACAAATTTTTGAAGGACACTAAAATACCTGAAGAATTTGTTGAAGAGAATGAAAAATCAAAGAAAAAATAAATACAAAAAACCCACCAAAAGTGGGTTTTTTTATTTGACATTGTTAGATATAATCTTTATAATTGTTATATGGAAAACAATGACTTATACGAAGAATTAGAAAATTTTGAGAGTGTTAGGTATAGAATGGATAACGAAGGTATCGATTATTGCTTTAAACATTATTCTAGTTTTGAAGAGATTAAGGATGAAAAGTTTCACGAACTTAGGAACAAATTCATAACATCCTTAGACGAAATTGAAAAGTATGTAGGTGAAAAAATTACTGAATTAAATGATAAGATAAATGGAGATTGAAAAATTTGAACAGGCTAAAAAAATCAAGGAAAATCTTGATAAATTGGAAAGACAAAAGTATAAATTAGAATCAGCACTTAAAAGTTGTGGGTTGGAAGCAACTATTGAATTTACCCGTCCAGGTGGGTTTATTAGAAAAGAGGAAGTTAGTTTTAAAGGTAAAGATAATATCAAAGAAATGGTAACTAAAGAACTTGAGAGAGTGATAGAAGAAATAGAATTGGTAAAGGAAGAATTCGAAAATATTTAAGTATTATGAAATATAGAAAAAAACCTGTAGTAATTGATGCAGTACAATGGACTGGTGGGAATCATAGAGAAATGTTTGATTTCCTAACATCCGAAACATTTATAAATGAAACAATGACAGTAGATGGTAATCACTTTTACATTGATCACGGTAGAGTTGAAGGTGGGTTAATCATTAAGACATTAGAAGGTGAACACATTGCAACCATCGGAGATTACATCATTAAAGGTGTTAAAGGTGAGTACTACCCTTGTAAGGAAGATGTGTTCCTACAAACATACGAAAAGGTAGATGAGATACAAAGACCAAAGTACCCTTTTGGTGATATATTAACAATACCTTGTGGTACTAAACCTATTGAGGATCATTTGGGTAGGTTACCTGATGAAGTACCATATGGGACTATCTGTTCTTGTAACCCATCAAA